AAGTGCAGTACAAGCTAATGGCGGTATGGTAGATAAATATATTGGAGATGCAATGATGGCTATTTTTAATGCACCATTAGATTTAGATAACCACGAAGATGCTGCTATAAAAACAGCGATTCAAATAAAACACGACATAGAAGCAGCAGACTTAGGAATTGAAATTGGTATTGGATTATCGTCTGGACCAGCTGTGATAGGAAATATGGGAAGTGCAACACGCTTTGATTATACAGCTATAGGCGATGCAGTAAATCTTGGAGCACGCATGGAATCAAGCTGTAAAGAGCTTGGTGTTAATTTAGTGATTGCGGATAGCACTATGAAAGCATCTACATATGAATTAAAATCATTAGGAGATATTAAAGTAAAAGGTAAAAGCAAACCAATTAAGGTATACACATGGGAAAACTAACACTTATACTTGGTGGATTATTAATAGCTAGTGTAGCAGGTAGTGCTTGGTATATAGATAGATTACTTGATGAGATATCTGTTTTAAAAGCTAATGCAATAGTATTAGAAACTAAAGTAGCAGAACAAAATAATTCAATTAAAAATTATCTGGAAACACAAAAGAAGGTACAACAACAAATACAAACAATAGAAAAGCAAAAACAGGAAGCATTACGAGAAGTAAACCAACTGCGTAACACATTTTCAAAACACGACTTAGATAATTTAGCATTGTCAAAACCAAAACTTATTGAAAAGATAGTAAATAAAGGAACTAAAAAAGTCAAAGAAGAACTAATAGCTTTAACTGATCCAGATCAATTTGAGGAAAAGAATGAAGAAGATACTAACAATAATTAGTTTAGTAGCAATAACAAGTTGTTCAATGATACCAAGTCAAACAAAACCTGTTGAAGTTATGACTATTGCTAAACCAGCACCTTTATATCATCCACCATTACCAATGGAGTTACAGTTAGTAGACATTGATTGGGAAGTTCTTACACCAGAGTTAATGGCAGAATATTTAAAATTAGTAGAAGAAGGTAACGCACCTAGACAAGCTTACTACGCATTGAGTACAAAAGATTATGAAAACTTATCAGTCAACACAGCAGAACAAAAAAGGTATATTAAACAAGTTCTTTCAATTATTGAATATTATAGGGAGCTTGATAAACAGGAGAACGAAAATGAAGATATCGGAAGAGGGAAAAAGTCTAATTAAAAAGTTTGAAGGCTGTAAACTAGAAGCATATAAATGTGCAGCAGGAGTTCCAACGATTGCTTATGGGAGAACCAAAGAAGTAAAGATGGGAGATACTTGTACACAAGAAGAAGCTGATGCATGGTTAGAAGAAGAACTAGAAGAGTATGAAGGTTATGTACATAAGTATGTGTCCGCACCATTAAAACAAAATCAATTTGATGCTTTGGTATCATGGACATATAACTTAGGTCCAGCTAATCTTTCTTCATCTACTATGTTAAAACTTTTAAATGCAGGTGATTATCATACTGTGCCAAATCAAATGAAACGATGGAATAAAGCTGGCGGTGAAGTAAAGCAAGGTTTAGTTCGTAGACGTGAAGCAGAGTCTGTTTTATGGCAGGGAGAAGATTGGAGTAACATTTAATGGGACGACTTGCAAAGTATGTATTTAGACCAGGCATCGTAAAAGAAGGAACTAACTACTCTAACGAGGGTGGTTGGTTTGATGCTGATAAAGTCAGATTTAGAAAAGGTAGACCAGAAAGAATAGGTGGTTGGGAAAAACAATCATCTGATGCTTTTATTGGCACTTGTAGAAAGATACATACATATAGAGATATAGGACAAACAAACTATACAGTTTTAGGTACACACCAAAAGTTATATATACAAGAAGGTAATACTTATTACGACATCACACCAATAAGAAAGACCACAACTAATGCTGCTACTTTTGCAGCAGTTGCAGGTGCAACAACACTAACAGTCACAGATGCAGGACATGAAGCAGTAGCTGGAGACTTTGTAACCTACTCAGGTGCAACAACATTAGGCGGTGTTATATTTGGTACAGTTCTTAACCAAGAGTATCAAATAGATGAAATTGTAGATGTTAATACATACAAGATTACTGCCAAGGTTGCAGGTTCAGGATATCCAGGAACACCAAAAGCAGCTACTGGCGGAGACACAGGTAATGGTGGCGGTTCAGTTACAGCAGCTTATCAAATAAATACAGGGCTAGACACATATGTTCCATCATCAGGTTGGGGTTCAGGAAGCTGGGGTTCAGGTTCTTGGGGTACAACATCTGTTATTGATGCAACAAATCAGTTAAGACTTTGGAGCTTAGATAACTTTGGAGATGATACATTAGCAGCAGTAAGACTTGGTAGTTACTATGTATGGGATGAATCAGCAGGCGTAGGCACAAGAGCTGTAGAAGCTACATCAATAGGTGGAGCAAGCAATCCACCAACAAAAGTTTTACAGATAATGATGTCTGATATTGATAGGCACGTTATTGCATTTGGTTGTAACCCTTTAGGTTCAACAGAACTAGACCCACTACTTGTAAGATTTTCTACTTCTGAATCTAATATAGATTGGACACCAACAGCTACTAACTCAGCAGGTGGTGTAAGACTATCGTTAGGAAGCACCATTGTAGGTGCAGTTAGAACAAGACAAGAAATAATTATCTTTACAGATGCAGGACTTATATCTATGCGATTTGTAGGTGCACCATTTATATTTAGCTTTAATGAAGTTGCATCTGGTGTATCTATGATATCTCCTAACGCAGCTATCGTAGCAGATAACAAAGTATTCTTTATGGATCGTGGAGCTTTCTATACATACGCAGGTGCTGCACAAAGATTGCCATGTACAGTATTAGATCATATCTTTGGAGACTTTAACTATAACCAAACATACAAAGTCTTTGGTGGAAGTAATCCAGAGTTTAACGAAGTAATATGGTTCTATTGCTCAGAAGGATCAGAAGAAGTAGATAAGTACGTTATATACAATTACCTTGAACAAACATGGACTATTGGCACTAATGCTGATGGCTTTACTAGAACATCATGGAACGAAGCACCGACAAGGATATATCCTCTTGCTACAGGTAAACTAGATGATACTAATCTAAACTATTTATATAACCATGAGATAGCTCATGCAGCAGATGGTACAAGCTTTAGTGCATTTATAGAATCTAGTGACTTTGATCTTGATCCAGACGGAGAAGATTATGTAGCTATATCTAAACTAATACCAGATATAGAATTTAGAGATCAAAGCGGTTCATCAAACACAGTTACATTTAGGATTGATGGTAGGGATTATCCATTGCAAGCTAAAGAACTTTTAGGTTCATTTGATATAACTCCAGAATCCACATTTATAAATACCAGAACTAGAAGCAGACAAGCTAGTTTAAAAATATCTAATACTTCTAGCGATTACGGATGGAGGTTAGGAGATTTAAGATTAGATATTAGACCTGATGGTAAGAGATAATGGCAGAGAAAACAGTCAAAGCCTTACCCTTAGTACCAGCACAGTATGATTCTGTCAACGAATCTATAAACCGAAGAACAATAGAACAAGCCATACAAGATGTGAACTCTGAGATAGGTCATGTCAAAGATATGCAAGAGTCTGGCATCAGTAAAGCTGTCAAGCGACATATCTTCTTGTTGATGGGTGCTAGTCATTGTTGTTTTAATGGTGGCTCTATAAGCATGATGCTTACTGCACTATCAGGCATTAAGTTGCCAGACAATGAAAAGTTATTTTTTGGCGATGGTAATGATTTACAGATTTATCACGATGGAAACCATAGCCGTATTGTAGAATCAGGTAGTGGTGACATTATTATACAGGGTGATGAATTTTCCCTAATGAATGTTGCTGGTGATGAATATATGATTTTTGCAGACAACAATAGTTTTGTTAAATTATATTATGATGGTTCTAAAAAGTTTGAGACTACGAATACTGGTGCTAAATTTACAGGAGATGCAGTAGCAACAGACGAGTTTAGAGGAGAAGTAGTCAACTATGCAGCAAATCAAGATGCACCATATCTTATTGCAGGTACATCAGGTTATACAGGTGCAACTACTAACTGGAACACATACGGATTTCAACATAGAATAAAAACAGATTCAGGTGGTGCACCTAGAGTAACTATAGACACTAGTTCCGCAGAAGTTTTTAATGTTACAAATAATAATAGAATTGGTATAGGGACTTCGTCACCTCAATCCAAGTTAACTTTAGAAAACGGATTACAAAGAATCAACGCTACTGATGGTTCTAGCGATGCAAGAATACAGTTTGTTATGACAGATGGTTCTAATTATCCGTCAGCATGGATAGGCATTCCTAATTGGAATAAAGATGGACTATATATTTTTGGTCCAACTGCAAATGGTAACGAAGTAGCAGCATTATATACACAAGCAAGATGGCAATTTAATACAGGCGGTAGTGAAAGAGCTAGGATTCTTAGCGGTGGTGCATTTTTAATTGGAAAAACTGCACTAGGTGTAAACACACAAGGTTTGCAATTTAATGGCGGTCTTTTAGCAGTTACCAAAGATGGTGGAGAACCTCTAATACTTAACAGAAAAACAACTGATGGAGTCGTTGCTGATTTTAGAAAAGATAATACAAGTGTGGGACGTACT